GGGATAATATCTCCACACGGGGGGGGGCGAGGGAGAGCGCCCCGCCCCCCGCTTTGGTAATTGGAGGGTAAAGGCATGAAAGCGGCAAAAATGACGGTCGCGGGCGTGACATATTACCTCGTTTTCGACGGCGAGGCTATGTTTATGCTTCGGGACATTTACGGCGGGACACAACTCGCACTCGAGGCGATAGAGCCGGATACCCGCGAGGGCTTCGCGGCGACGTGCGCTATCGCGGCGCTACTGGCAGAACGCGGCGAGCTCCTCCGGCGGCGGCTCGGGTATGACTCCGGCGCTATCCCGGAAAAGGACGATTTTCTCCTCGCGGTGAGGCCGTTTGAAATCGTGGAGCTCAAGCGCGCGATTATGACGGCTATCGAGCTCGGCTATGGTCGAGAGGTCACGACCCCCGGCGACGAAATCGACGAGGGGCTCGCGGAACTTAATCAAAAAAAAACAAGATAAGGCGGGCGGACTATTACCGTATCGCCGTTCTTTGCGGAGTCTCCCCCGGGGAGGCTCTTTTTATGGCTCCCGGAGAGGTTTTCGACCTTTGGGAGCTCTATCTATCCGCACACGGTAAAAACAGGGGCGAGGAGGGCGTGTAATGGCAAACCGTGAGATAAAAACGAAAGTCGCTATCGACGGGGAAAAAGAATACAAAGAGTCGCTCAAGAATATTAACTCCGCCCTCGGGACGCTCAAATCGGAATTGAAGCTCGTCGAGAGTCAATACGCGGGACAGGCGAACAGCTACGCGGCGTTGAGCGCCAAGGGCGACGTACTCTCCCGTATGTACGACCAGCAGAAAGAAAAGGTCAAGGCGGCGGCGGAACAGCTCGAGAAAGCGAAAAAAGCTCAATCGGACTACGCCGAAAAAGTCTCCTCCGCGCAATCCGAGATTTCGCGTTGTGAGGCCGCTCTCGCCGCTCTCGGCGACGAGACGGGCGACACGACCGAGGAGCAAGCCAAACTCACGGCGGAGCTCGAAAAGGCAAAGAGCGAGCTCGCGGCGGCTGAAAAGGGGTACGAGTCTACGACTCGCTCCGTCAATTCCTATCAAACACAGGTAAATAGCGCCGAGACGGAGCTAAACAAGCTCGGCTCGGAACTCGATAAAAACGCCTCCTATATGGACGAGGCCGCGAAATCCTCCGACGGGTGCGCCGAGTCTATCGACGAATACGGGAAAGAGGTCAAAAAGGCCGGAGAGGACTCCGAGGAGGCCGGAAAGAAGTTCGACAAGGTAAAAACCGCCGCGACCGCGCTCGGAACTGCGGCGGCGGCGGCAACGGCGGCACTCGCGGCGGCGGCGGTCAAGCTCGGGACGGAGGTTATCAGCGCATACGCCGATTATGAGCAGTTAGTCGGCGGCGTTGAGACGCTCTTTAAGGATAGCTCCGGGAAAGTCATGGAGTACGCGACCGACGCATACAAGACCGCCGGGCTTTCCGCTAACGAGTACATGGAAACCGTGACGGGCTTTTCTGCGAGCCTTATTTCCTCCCTCGGCGGAGACACGGAGAAAGCCGCCGAGTATGCGAACATGGCAATTACGGATATGTCCGACAACGCTAACAAAATGGGCTCGGACATGGCCTCCATTCAGAACGCATACTCCGGCTTTGCAAAGCAGAACTATACAATGCTCGATAACCTCAAGCTCGGGTACGGCGGTACTAAAGAGGAAATGCAAAGGCTCCTCGAGGACGCGGAGAAGCTCTCCGGCGTAAAGTACGATATTTCGAGCTACTCGGACATTATCGACGCTATTCACGTTATCCAGACGGAAATGGACATTACGGGGACGACGGCGAAAGAGGCGGAGGCGACTATCTCCGGCTCTATCGGTATGCTGAAATCCTCGTTTCAAAATCTGATTACCGGCCTCGGCGACGCAGACGCAGACATAGACAAGCTATGCGATAACGTCGTAAACTCCTTTAATTCCGTCGTCAAGAACATTACGCCGGTCGTTAGAAACCTCGCAAAAACCGTCCCGAACGCATTAGAGGGCATCCTCGACGCTATCGCGCCTCTCCTGCCGGAACTCCTCGAAATGGGAGTCGGGCTCTTTGAGGCGCTCTTGAGCGGGTTTACATCGGTGCTCCCGGAGCTTATGAACACGGCGGCCTCGCTCGTGACAACGCTCGTACAAGGCATTATCGAGGATTTGCCGCTCGTCGTAGAGGCGGCGGCACAGTTCATTACAACGCTCGTGCAGGGTATCGCGGAGGCACTACCGACGCTCATTCCGGCGGCGGTGGAGACGGTGACGACCATTGTATCGACGCTTATCGAGAATATACCCTTGCTTATCGACGCGGCGCTCCAACTCATACAGGGGCTCGCGGAGGGCGTTCTCGAGGCTATCCCGGTACTCCTCGAGGCTTTGCCGGAGCTTATCGAGAGCCTCGTAACGACGCTCCTCGACGCTATCCCGCAAATCATCGAGACGGGAGTCGAACTTTTAACCGCCCTTGTGGAAAACCTCCCGGAAATCATTACGACGATATGCGAGGTTTTGCCGCAAATCATCGAGAGCACTATCTCGACGCTCCTCGACCATTTGCCGGAAATCGTAGAGGCGGGCGTAAAGCTCTTGACGGCGCTTATTACCAACCTCCCGCAAATCATTTTGACGATAGTACAGGCGCTCCCGCAAATTATCACGGCGGTAATTAACGCCCTCGTGAACAATATACCGAAAATCATCGAGACGGGCGTAAAGCTCTTGACTGCCCTCATTACCAACCTCCCGCAGATTATCGCCGAAATCGTCCGCGCTATGCCGCAGATTATTACCGGCATCGTGAGCGCGCTCGGCGAGGGCGTGTCGCAGGTCGCGGAGGTCGGTAAAAACCTCGTCCGGGGCTTGTGGCAAGGCATCCAGTCGCTCGCCGGGTGGCTATGGGATAAAGTGTCCGGGTGGATTTCCTCCATTTGGGACGGCATTACGGACTTTTTCGGCATCCACTCTCCGAGCACAAAAATGGCGTGGGTGTCCGAAATGAACGTCGAGGGCGCAGTCGTCGGCATTGAGAAGAACAAGAGCAAGGCCGTAAAAGCCTATGGAGCTATGGGCGAGGAAATGCTCGCCGAGGTAGACTCCGGGCTCGCGGCGGTAAACGACAAGCTCAAAAGCTCTATCGGGGAAATCGAAACGGGCTTTTCCGCAAAGGCGACCGTCGAGGCCGTCTCCGCATCCGTTCCGGCGGACTTGACCGGGCGCGGCGGCGGTGCGACGACCTCCGGCGGCGGAGATACAAACGTCGTAAATCATTTTCATATCGCGGAGCTCGTCGTCCGTGAGGAGGCGGACGTAAAGAAGATTTCCCGCGAGCTCTACAATATGCAGAAATCGAAATCGCGGAGCAAGGGGGTATCTATGGCGTGAGCATGGGTTTTATTTTCGACAACAAGCATAGCGGGGATATGGGAGTCGTGTTCAAATCCACAGACCGAACACTCCTCCCCGCGAAACGGGTAACGCAATACACGATACCCGGCAAGAGCGGCACATACGACATAGAGGACGGTTACGAAAACCGCGAAATCGTATGCACGGTCGCTTTCGTCGGCGAGGGCTACCATTACGCGGGCGTGAGAACGCGAGCGCGCGCCGTGGCGGAATGGCTCTCCGGCGAGGGCTTGCTCGTATTTGACGACGAGCCCGAAAAGGCGTACTCCGCAAAGGTCGTCGGCGGTATCTCTATCGAGCAAATCGCCGTTACGGGGACGTGCGAGGTACGTTTCTTGTGTAAGCCGTTCGCCGAGTCCTTGCGCTACAATCAGCAGGACGTGAAATCCGTCTCTCTGCCTCACACGGAGGCGGTCAACGTCCGAGGGACGCAGGAAACGGACGGCTTAATCTATATCACGGCGCGCGGTAATATCCAAACGCTGACGATAACACGGCTCAAGGTAAATTAAAAAATTAGGAGGTTTCTACTATGAGCGCATTATCTAACGTTCACGCATCCACTCTCTTGAATACGTCCTTGCGGAGCGGGACGTACTACCTCGCTCTTTTCCTCACCGACCCGACGGCGAGCGGCACGGGTACGGAGGTATCCGGCGGCGGATACGCGAGAAAGATTATCAACTTTAGCGCGCCGTCCCTCGTGTCCGGCAAAGAACAGGTTTCCAACTCCGCGCCCGTTGACTTCGGCACTCTGACGGCAGACCTCGGCACGGTGGCCTATTGGGGCATCTATGACGCGCTGACGGCGGGCAATTTGCTTTGGTACGGCTCCTTTACCCGGAGCAAGAACGTACTCAACGGCGACGCTATCACGGTATCGGCGGGGGCTATCGTTTGCACTTTGGCATAACGAGGAGGCGAGCAAATGTATAACCGCACTCCGTACAATAAGACGACGTACAACCGAACAACGTCCATTGTGTTCGAGTGGCTCGCTACGGCGAACGCGGAGACGGATACCTCGGCGACGCTGAAAATCATTCGATACCTCGACGGCTCGGCGGCGGCGGTCGCTACCGCGTCCGGCGTGTTCGTCCGCGTCCTCCTCCCCTCCGCGCTTGCGGAGGCGGAGGCCGGGAGCGTCGGCGACTATATCCGCACTCTCTTTTTCTCCGCACTTGCGGAGGCCGTAGCAACGGCGAGCGGTACGGGCGTTTCGACCTACGGCTCCGTCACTATGGTAATTGAGGGCGTGAACATGGTCGCCGGAGACGAGCTTATTATCGACACGGAGCACATGACCGTAACGCTCAACGGCGCGAACATCATCGACCGCGTGAGCGACGATAGCGCATTTTTCAAGCTCCAACCGGGCGAGAACGATATTATCGTCGAGGGCGGCACGACCGCAGACGTTAAAATCTTGTGGAAAGATAGGTGGTTATAATGGCAAAGCCGCAGATTTTCAACCGCGATATGAAACGGCTCGCCTACCTCGACAACGCGCTCGCCGTCGGCTACGGCCTCGAGACTAATTCCCTATGGACGGCGACCTTTACGCTCCCGGCGGACGACCCGAAAAACGCCTATTGTACGCCGCTGAACTTCGTCGAGATTTTCGACGGAGACGAGCGTATCGACCTTTTCCGCATCATCGGGGAGGATATGGAGCGGAGCAACGGCGCGACTCGCTATTATGATTGCGAGCACGTCCTCGCTACGCTCCTCTCCGACGTTCTCTTTCAGTATCATCAATGCGGCGGCTCCGGCGTAAAGACTGCCGACGTTCTCAATTACATTCTCGCCCGGCAGACCCGGCAAAACTGGAAACTCGGGGCTTGCGATTTCAAACGCTATTTTGAATATAATTGGGAAAACTCGACGCTCCTCGCGGCGCTCTTTGCCGTGCCGGAGTGCTTCGATAGTGAATACCTTTGGTCGTGGGATACGACCGTCTATCCGTGGACGCTCTCGCTCACCGTGCCGACGGAGGCGCTCAAAAGCGAAATCCGATACGCAAAGAATATGACGAACATCAAAAAGACGACGGACGCGACCAGTATCGCAAACCGCGTCTATGCGCTCGGATACGGCGAGGGTGTAAACCAACTGACGATAGAGTCGGCGAACGGCGGCGTTCCATACGTCGAGGACGCTTTAAGCATCGAGCGATACGGCTTGTGTTCGACTATCCTCGTAGACTCGCGGTATCAAGTGGCGGAAAACCTCAAGGCATACGCCGAGCAGATACTCGCCGGGCTCAAGGAGCCGTATATAAGCTATGAAATCGGCGCTATCGACCTACACCGGCTGACAGGCGACAAGTTCTCAAAGTTCCGCCCGGGCGAGGTCGTCCGCGTCGTGGACGAGGCCGACGGAATTAACCTCCGTACCCGCATCGTCCGCGTTGAGAAAGCGGATGCAGAGGGCGACCCGGGAAACGTCACGGTAACGATTGCCAACAAGACGCAGGATATAGCGGGCAGTATTTCCGACTTGCAGAGCCGCGCCCTCATTTCCGAGACATACGCACAGGGAGCGACAAACCAACAAATCTATAATTTCTCGGATAACGCCGACGCAACGCATCCGGCGAAACTGCAACTCTATATCTCTGACTCGGTGGTACGCATTAACAAAATGCTCCTCAATATCGAGTTCGAGGCGTTCCGGGCGTATGAGAAAGCTATCGGCGGCGGAGGTGGACAAACGACCTCCTCCGGCGGCGGGCAGACGACGAGCTCCGGCGGCGGACAGACAACAAGCTCCGGCGGCGGCTCTACGACATCCTCCGGCGGCGGGCAGACCTCCGGCGGAACGGCGCTCGAGTCCTCGAACGTGCTCCCGAGCGAGACGAACGGACAGGCCGTGCATAACCACGGCATTTCTCAACACGCCCGCCTTGCAACGACCAGCGACGGGAAAACCGTTGACGGATACGAGACGTTCATTTGGTCGGGCGCACATACGCATCCGTCGCACACGCACAGGATTTCCGCACATACACACGAGGTCTACGACCATACGCACACGGTAAGGGCGCACACGCATACGGTGAAAGACCATACCCACACCGTAAAAGACCATACCCACGCTATCGAGTTCGGCATCTACGAGGGACAACGCGCCTCGAAAGCGACTATCAAGGTAGACGGCAAAGAGATACCCGCGCCGTCCTCGTATAGCAATATCGACATTGTGAAGTATCTCGCCACGGACTCGAGCGGGAAGATACGCCGTAACTCGTGGCACTCGATAGAGATACTCCCCGATAACATGAGTCGTATCGTGGGCGCGGTATTCGCTCAAACATTCTGTAATTCTCGCGGCGGCGGGGACTACTAAAAGGAGGAAAGAATATGTCCGAATTAGTGACAATGTACCCGGCGCAAGCCAACTCCCCGGAGACTTCGCTCTCCGGCGCGCTGACGGCGGCGGGTACGACCGTAAACGTCGTTGACGGCTCCGTACTGCCGGAGGCTCCGAACTTGCTCACGATTGGAGCGGACGGCTCCACGGCGGAAACGGTGCTTATGACCGCAAAGAACGGGAACGTGCTCACCGTCACGCGAGCGCAGAACGGCACGACCGCCCGGGCATGGTCGGCGGGCGACGTTATCGCCCGATATTTCACGGCGGCAGACCAAACCGCCATGCAGGAAAATATTAAGAAGCTCAACGAGGGCAAGGCCGAGAAAGCCGCCTCACCGACGGCGGGACACTTCGCCGGGCTCGATGCAAGCGGCAATCCGACCGACTCCGGCAAAAAGCCGGGCGACTTCGCCGCCGCGAGCCATACCCACACAGGCAAGGCGGACAAGGTGAGCTCCGCCACGGCGGGACACTTCGCCGGGCTCGACTCCTCCGGCAACCTCACCGACTCC